CGAAAGAAGGGCGGCATAGTGAGAAAACCTAAAGCCCCAATCCGATACAAGCATAAGAAGTCGGTGGCATGATGGCAGATAAGAAGAAGCCAGAGAAGCCAGTAACACTGGGCATTGGAGTTCCTGGAAAGAAGGCCAAGGTAACCCACAAAGTTTCTAAGAATAAGAAGGGTGATGTTGTTGTAGAACACACCAATACCAACCAAGGCAAGTGGGATAAAATAAATCTTACAAAAATGGGCGGATCAAAGACTGTTAAGCAAGGTGTCAAGGCGGTAAAGAGTTGGCACAAGAGCAATCCTCATAGAAGTCAGGGAAGATAATGGCAAAAGCATTCTGGAATACCAAAGATCCTTCAGACAAGGATAAAAAATTAACATCATCTCAAAAGTCTGCGGCTAAGGCTAGAGCCAAAGCAGCAGGACGTCCTTATCCAAATTTAGTCGATAATGCCGCAATGGCAAAGAAGGCTAAAGCCAACAAGAAGAAAGGTAAATAACCATGTGTAGCACATGCGGCTGTATGAAGCCAAAAGACAAGCACGGCATGAAGACTCTGGCTGCTGCTAATAAGAAGTATGACAAGAAGAAGATTGATAAGAAGAAGGACAAGAAATAATGGCTCTCTCATGTAAGACGAAGAACTGCAAGTGCAAGTGTTCCACTTGCCAGAAAGGTAAATAATGAAGAAGTCACTAACCCCTAAGCAGAAGAAGATTGCAGGAGCAGCAAAGCCTGTAGAAAAAATTACTGGCGCAGATTTTAAAGCGCTTAAAAAGAAGAAGAAGAAAGTAATTTAAAGTTAGGCCCCTAACACAGGGGCCTTTCTTATATCCTTGCTTTATCAGAACACCGCTGCGGTGCCTGACTACAGTTCCCACTGGTTGCGATAAAGGGGTTATTTATTATGGCTTATAAGCCTTGGTACGAACAAGTTGCTGAGATGAACAATCAGCAAGAACGTGAAGAGTTTATTCGGGGTGTGTTTGGATTCCGCCCTCAAGAAAAACGTCCCGCTATCGCATCCCTCATTGCAGGTACAACCGCAGCCTATCTTGCTGGCGCAGTCTACTTAGCAACGAAGGCGAAGAAAAAGAAGTGACCTATTTAAAAAAAGCCAAAGAATCTTTAACTAGAGCCAGTATGGAGACTACTCGTTTTATGGGCGCTCATTTACGGTCAGAGGCTAGAGCATCAGGCTGGCCAGATAATATTGTTAGAAGCCTTCATGTTCGTCACTCTGATGGCGCTTTTACTATTCATGGCAACCCAGATCACAAGGCAGAGATTTTAAACCTTGAGTATGGAACTCCAGATAGAAACCCAACCGCTGCGATGCGTCGCTTTAATAACCGTCAGCATGAGGCTGAGAAGTTCTTGATGGCTCGTACTATGCGCCACATGGATGGCTACCTATGACATTCTTATTAGATGAAGATGAAGCACTTCGTAATCTTTTAAAGGAGATGACAGTAACAGATCAGAAGGCTTCTTCTGCTACCGTTAAAACAATTACTAACAAAGCATTGCTATCTAACGTAGTTACAATTACAACCTCAGCACCGCATGAGTTTGAGGTGGGAGATACTGTAACTATTGCTGGAGCATCTACTCCGTTTAATGGCACATACAACATTACTTTAATACCAAGTGATACTACTTTTAAATATGCAAAGACCAATGCCAACATTGCTAGCGTTGCATCGGGTGGAACTGCCACGCCAGGAACTACCCGAAAGGTAGGCGTATGGTTTGGACAACCTGATCAAGAAATTAGAGCACAGTCTTATCCATACATTACTATTGATATGATTGATATTGCCGAAGATTTTTCTCGTGCCATGAGAGGCAAGGTAAAGCCAGCGTACTTAACTAATCCATCTATTATTGGAGAAAGTACTGCTTTTGATGCTGATGAACATGATTGGGAAATTAACTATCCAATACCTGTAAACATTGATTATCAAGTTACTTCTTACTCTCGTCAACCACGTCATGACCGCCAAATTTTGGCGCAATTACTTTACTCAAAACTTCCCTTGAGGTTTGCTGTCCTAGATACAGGACCAAACACTGTGTTCGGCACTACTCGCCGCTTAGATGTTCTGGATATCTCTAAGAGAGACATTACAGAGCAAGGACGAAGATTATTCGTAAATGCAATAACAGTTCGTGTCTCAAGTGAGATTGCGGCTGAAACATATAAACAGATGTACAAAGTGTTGCAAATTAACGTCACAGGTACTGGTGGTAGTCAGATCATAGATCGATCTACCTTCACTACCATCGATTCGTACACTCAATCGGCACCATAAGGTCCCTTCCCCAAACTAGTTAGGAGAAAAAATGGCTTATAGCCGCCCAGGTGTTTACATCAGTGAACGCCTATTACCACCAGTGCTCCCAAGTGGAGTTACTGCAAATGCTGCTGGCGCAGTTGTTGCACCTTTTGCACAAGGCCCAGAAACAGTAACGCTTGTTAACTCTTGGTATGAATTTACTAAGTACTTTGGAGGCTACAACGCTTCCTATCCAGCCACCTTCCAAATTGGCGCTTTCTTTTCTAATGGTGGACGTGAACTGTATGTTCAACGTCTACTTGCTGCTAACGCTGTTGCAGCCTCTAGAAACTTAACAGATGGTGGCGGAGCAACTGCTGCAACTGTTACATCTAAGAATGCTGGAACAGATGGAAACAATCTTCGTGTTGTTCTTACTGCAGGTTCTGTAGCAAGCACTTACACCTTAACTCTTTACAAAGAGTCAGGTGTTGCTAATGACATTAACGATGATATTTTATTAGAGCGATATGAAAATATTGTTTTTGATGATTCAACATCAAGTGACTACGCACCAACTGTAATCAACATCATCTCTCCAAACATTTCAGTATCTGTTGCTGGTGGATATGCGGGTGCATCAATTTCTTTAGCAACCTATCCACTAACAAGTGGTTCAAATGGAACTGCTACCGCTTCAACTGATTACACCAACTATAAGGCTGGTGGATCTTCGGTGTTTGAGAGATACACATCTCTTGATCGTCCATTAGTACTCTTCCTACCTGTAGCAAATGCATTAGCATCTGGAACTGTAGCGGTATTTGATGCTGCAACATCTTGGGCAGAAGATAACAATGGCTTTGTTGTAATTGGAACTGACCCAGATTTAACAGTAGCAAATGCTGTTTCTTTTGCTGGATCTCTTACTGATACAAGTAACGCTGCTGTATACTTTCCAAACATCTACATCTCTGATCCACTAGGACGTAGTTCTGGAGCACTTCGTAAAATTGAACCTACAGGTTCGGTAGTAGGTCTTTACCTATCAACCGATGCAAGCCGTGGTGTATTTAAAGCACCTGCTGGAATTTCAACTCCAGTATTAGGAATTGTTTCTGTAGAAAGATCTTTTACATCTACAGAGTTAGACACAATGAATGCAAGCACATCTCCAGTAAATCCAATTCGCCAAATTCCTGGTGCTGGACTTTCTGTAATGGGTGCTCGTACATTAAAGCAAGATGGAACTGCAAACAAGTATGTAAACATGCGACGTTCTTTAATTTATATTCGCAAGAATCTAAAGAACTTAACAGAGTTTGCACTATTTGAAAACAATGACGAAAGATTGTGGGCCCGTATTAATACTAATATCGGTTCCTTCTTAAGTGAGTACCGCAACCAAGGTGGCCTTCGTGGAGCAACTCAAGCACAGGCTTACTTTGAAAGTGCGATGCAGAGAACAACTCAGATGCAGATATTGCAAATGGTGAAGTTCACATTCAAGTTGGTGTTGCTCTTCAATACCCAGCAGAGTTCATCGTCATCGATCTCAGCCAAAAGACGCTGAACTAACCCGAAGGAGATAATAAATAAATGCCTACAATCATTAATAATCGGTCAAGTTTAATAACCGATCCATTACGTAACTTTAGATTTTTAGTTACGTTCAAACCTATCCCAACAGCAAGCACTGCAACCACAAATTTGGCTGCAGCAACTACCTTTGGGTTTACTTCAATCTCTGGAATGGCAGTTACTACTGACTCTATTCCTTACCGTGAAGGTGGATATAACACCACTGTTCACCAGATTCCAGGGCAAACAACATTTGCTCCTATTACATTACAACGTGGTGTAATTCTTGGAACTAATCAAAACTATGAGTGGATGAGAAATATGTTCGCTACAGTTCAAGGCGGAGGAAGCACTCGCACTAAAGAGCAAAACTTCCGTTGTAATCTGGAAGTTCAAGTACTCTCTCACCCAATTCCATCAGCAGGTGAAACTGCTCAAAACAGTCCAGCAACAACTGATCACGTAGCAATGCGTATTGAAGTTTATAACTGTTGGCCAACCGCTGTAGCATACTCAGACTTAAACGCTGGCGATAACGCTTTACTTGTTGAACAGATGACCTTGGTACATGAAGGTTTTAATATCAACTTTGCATCATCCCTAGCAACTAGCGCAGCAGCGTTCACCCCATAATCTAACAAAGGATAACAATGACGAACACCATTAGTGCAGCGGTTAATCCCGCATTAGCAAATCAAATGTTAAACAAGGCGTTGACTGAAACGCCACAAGCAAGAACACCTGAAATCGTATCTCCTTCAGATACAACTGTTGAACTTCCTGGCGGCTATATAAACGCCGCTGGGGAGGTCATCAGAACTGCAGAGGTACGTGAACTAACGGGTAAAGATGAAGAGGTTATTTCTAAAACCAATAACTTAGGTAAAGCAATCTTAACTATTTTACAATTAGGAACAGTTAAAATTGGCAATGAGCCAGCAACCGACAAGATACTTGATGAACTATTAGTTGGTGACAGAGATGCAATCTTGCTTGGCATTATTAAAGCCACCTTTGGAAATACTGCAAAACTTCCAATCTTTTCAGATGGCGAACAGAAATTTGTTGAGATTGATCTCAACACAGATATTAAGACTAAGGTTCTTGCAGACCCTATAAACGAACGTATGTTTACCGTAAAAGGTAAGTCCGTTGAGTACACCGTAAAACTGCCCAATGGAGTTGTTCAAAGAGAGATGGTTAACAATGCAGATAAAACCTCTGCAGAATTAAGCACCATTGTTCTTGAAAACACCTTAGTACGTATAGGAGAGAATCCTGTATACAGCAAGGCGCAAGTGCAAGCACTTAGCGTTGGTGACCGTAGAAAGATTATAGAAGAGATAAATAAACGAGCCCCTGGTCCACAATTTGAAAACATAGTTGTTACAGACCCCGATACAGGAAGTGAGGTAACGGTTCCTATTAATTTAGGTGCCTTATTTCAATTCTAATGTAATTAGTTACGAAAGACTATTCTCTGAATGGTCTGCGTTATCTGAATACTATAAAGGATGGTCTTTATCTGAGATAAAAGGTTTATCTCGGAGAGAAAGAAGCAACTGGCTAGAGGTTGCTCTAGTGCGATATGAAAGGATGATCAATGGCTAAAGATCCCTTATCGCAAATTAATAATGTAAATGCTGGTCTTGACCAGACAATTAAAAAAGTTACTACGCTTGAATCTCTTTCTAGAAAATTAGGTGGCATTGCCACAAAATCTTTAGATTCATTAACTCGCATAATGATGCCAAGTGTTGGCATGGGTCCTGGAATGGGACTTGGAACTGCCAACGCTCAGTTTAGTAATGGCGCAGGTGGTACACCTGCTACTGGTGCAACCAATGCAATGCCTTGGATTTATTCAAAGCCAGGTGCTGCGGGAGTTGCGGGAGTTCAATTTGGGTTAAGTGTTGCTGGCGGTATGTACAACGCAATGCCAGATCTTGGCATGACGATCTCTCGTGCTACTGGCTTCTTCCAGAGTTCACTTCGTACTGGTGGCGGAATGAATCGTGCTGGAGTTGCTGCCGCAACATTTGGTGCATTGGGTGGCGGAATTACTGGACTAGGTGAAGATGCTGCTGCTGCAGCAATGCTCTCTCAAGGCTATAACTTTATGCCAGGAACTGCTTCATTTACAAACAAAATGAAAGAGGTAGGCGGCGCTGCTCGTTACTTTGGAATGGCAAATGCTACGGCGGCTCAGGCTATCGGTGGAATGAGCACAGGAAGGATGGGAGCACAACTCTATCAATATGGTATAAATACAACTGATCCAAATACAGGACAACCTGTTTCAATGGAAAAAGTTGCACAACAACTCTTTGATCGAATGACAATGGGTGGAAAAATAGACCCAACTGCAGAACAGATGGCAACAAATTTACGAGCAGGTTTTGGTTCTGTAGATATGCAGATGTTCTCTGCAGAACAACGAGCATTATTAGAACCAATGCTTATAAACATGGCTGCTGGTAAACCATTGGGCGATTTAGCAAACTTACCATTTAATCCTGACAATCCACAGAATGCACAGATGAAACTTGCTACATCTATGTCATCATTAATGGAGCGTGGCACAGAGCCAATGATTGCTGGCTTTGAATCAGCAGCAAATGCAGCGGCTGCATTAAATACACAATTAGAAAAACTGCCTGACGGATTCTTTAAAGCAAAAGGATTTGTGCAAGGACTTTCAAATACAAACGCAGCCTCAGCAATTAGTGGTGTAGTTGGAGGAGTTGCTGGTGCAGCGGGTACTTTGTTAGTAGCAAAAGGTGTTAGAAATATTTTGGGAGGTGCAGCCGCTAAAGCGGCTGCTGCTGCCCTTGCTGGTGGTGGTGCTACTACGGCTGCAAATACCGCTGCTAAAGTTGGATTAACGGGATTAGGAAGAGCAGTGCCTGTTATTGGCGGTGTCGCATCAGCCGCAACTGGTCAAGGATTTTTAAGTACAGTAGGCATAGGCGCTGCGGCTGGTGGAATTGGTGGTGCCTTTTTTGGTGGAGTAGGTGCAGTACCAGGTGCTATTGCTGGTGGTGTGTTATCTGGTCTTGGTTGGCTAGGCACTAAAGCAATATCAAGTATGTTTGGAACTCCCGCTAATGCAGCGCAGACATCACAAACGGGAACGCAGATGACTGCTGGCATGGATCCTCAGTTAATGCAAACTCTACAAAACGCTGGATTTAAAGGTGACTCATTAACTACTGCATACGGAATTGTAAAGGCTGAATCAGGTGGAAGAGCAAATGCGTACAACCCAACTGGCATGGATGATTCTTATGGACTATTTCAAATTAATATGGAAAATAATGATCCAAGAAATCCTGGTATGGGAACTAAACGTAACGAAGCGTACTTAAAGAAATACGCATCTATTGGCTACACAGGACCAGAAAGTTTAAAAGATCCATACATCAATGCACAAATTGCATACGACATTTCTAAAGGCGGAACAAATTTTAGACCATGGACTACATATACTAGCGGCAAATATTTACAGCATACTAGTGGAGTTACTTCTGCCAATGTTGGTAATAAAACAGTAAACATAAATGTTAGTTTAGCAAATGCGTCAACAGCAGAGGCTAACCGATTGGCTAAACAGGTAAAAGAAATTTTGTTAAAGGATAAAGATCTTCAAGAAGTGGGAGGTAAATAATGCCTGGAGAAAATAGTAACCCATATCAGTACACAAAAACTGTTGATCAAATTATTGAAGAGCGAACTGATGCTAAAAGAAATGTTGAAAATGCACGTATTAAGGCTGCGGCTGATAAACAAGCGGCTGAAAATAAAGCAAAAAAATCAAAACAAATATCTGCTGTTTCAAAAGAGTTAACCAGTATCAGAAGTTTTCAAATTGCTTTAGAAAAAGAAATTACAGTAGCAGAAGCAACCCTTAAAGCAGCCGTTGGTGGTGATGCAATTGATGCCGCTATTTTAGCCCTTAATGGGTTACGACAAAGACGTACGAATTTAAAAACTAGAGAAACAAATGCTATTAATCAATTAAAAAATCTTGTTGATCAAATTGATCAAACAAGAACTGCCCAAATTAATATTTCTATTAAAGAATCAGGCTTTAAAAAAGAAGATGCAAAGAAAAAAGGTGGAAAAGTAAAACCTGCCGAGGGTGACGAAAAACCAAAACCACCAGCACAACAGGTCTTTACTGGATATAAATACAATGCCCCGATGGTTAGGTCAGAGTATTTTGCTGATAGATCACCACAAACAACGACAACTGTGCGTGGAGTTTCTGGTGCTGGAAACTTTTCTGATGCTAGAGACATGTTTTCAGGCACGGGAGTTGCAAAAGGCACTATGCAAATGCCATTTGACCTTACAAAGAGTGCGGCATGGAAAAATAAAACAGGTATATATAAAGAAGATCCAACAATGTACGGCTTTAAATTTTTATACAATCCAACTGAAGTAAGTATGGGTTGGGGAATGTTAGAGTCAGTAGATCCAAACGTTATCAGAAGTGGAGCAGCGGGAGGATTAGCCCCTGTTACTGGTGTTGGTTTATCTACAATTGATTTTACGTTATTGTTAAACAGAATTAGTGACATGAATTTTTTAGATGAAAATGGATTAGCGCCAGGAGAAAACAATCCTTATCCAGGTTTTGACGACAAAAGTAGAGTAGAAGATTTAAAAACAATTTATAAAAAAGGAACTATGTATGATCTTGAATACTTGTTTAAAGTATTAAATGGGCCAAGTGCTACTCATCAAACTATTTTAAATGGGCAGAGTGCTGACTGGGGATTCTTAATTGGAACTCAAGTAGAGTTATTTCTTGGAGACGGCTTACGATATTTAGTTAGGGTAAACGGCATAAATGTTAATCACACAATTTTTAATGATCGAATGGTCCCTGTTATTTCACAAGTCTCTATTTCGTGTGGAAGATACAACGATGTTGGGTTACCCGCTAGTGATGCTAGGAGTCAAGAATGATTTTTTTAGATAGCAGATATGTTGATGGAACCTTATTTAAGGCTTGGCACGCTGGTAAACGAGAATACCATTTAACAGTATTTAGAAATTATCCAACAACCCTGATTGGTTACTTTACCTATGAGTGGGTTGAAACTGACCGTTTGGATTTATTGGCTAAAAAATTTTTAGGAAACTCTTCTTTGTGGTGGAAAATACTTGATATAAATCCAGAAATTATAAATCCTCAAGACATTTCTGCTGGTACTCAACTTAGGATTCCAAATGCGTAATACAGGAACTCAGAGCAGACTTAGTAGTTATTACAATGTGTCTTATCCCGACTTTCCATCTATTGAAATACAACCAAACGAAATTGTCTTGCATCAAGAGATGGGTAAGCACGACATCCTTGAACTACGGTACACACTCTTAACTCCTTTTATTCTTAAAGCGTTAAAGACTGGAACTCCAGTTCAACTTACTTGGAAAAACGATAAAGTGTCTGGAAACTTTTTTGGCTATACAACAGTTGTATCTCTACCTATTAAATATCAAGATTATCAAGAGACAAAAATCCAGTGTGTAGGAACCTCTTACCCTTTAAAAGAATCCAGTTTTAAAGTTTGGACTAATAAAACGGCTTCTCAAATAGCAATTGAACTTGCTAAAAAAGCAAAACTAAAGCCAATGGTTACTCCACATAAGACAATTTTTACTCAACAGTCTTTGTCTGGAAAATCTTACTGGGAAAAATTAAACGAACTTGCGGAAACAATCGGTTATGGAATACAAGTCTCTGGCACTGAACTACACTTTCATCCAATTGATAAGATGATTAATCAATTTATGACAACAATTCCCGTTCTATATTCAGATAACTCCTTTGTCTCTCCATTTAATAACTTTAATGCGCCAACGTTAGATGCGTTTGAGGCTCGTATTGGTGACTATCTTGAGACCTCTGGTGAATTAAATAGAAATACGAACATAGTTACAGGTGTTGATCCCGTGACTGGAAAAGTTTATTCGTCAACAACCTCGCCAAACAAAGTTGGAAAATCAATACGAACAACTACTAAAGATCCGTTATTTCTAAAAAATAGAACAAACATCGTAGTAAATAGCAGCGCCATGGCTAAGACCTTGTCCGAAGCGGTCTCTCATTTAGGAAGGCTATCTATTCCAGGAAAAGGCAAGGCGCAAGGGGATCCAAGAATTGCTCCTTGGAGAACTGTTGAGGTTCAAGGAACTCAGGGTGGGGGAGATGGCTTCTGGGTTATAAAGAAAGCAATTCATTCTCTTTATATTTCTGGAGAGTATGAGGTGGAGTTTGAATGTCGTACAGATGGTGTGGGAGGTAATAAGCCAAGTGCTTTTAGACCATCCTCTGCTGGCACTGTTCCATACAGAAATATACAAAATGATATGATAGGTAATTCAAAAAATAAACCAAGTGTGACTACGTTGAACTCTAGTAAGACTTTAGTTTCGCAAGAATCATCGGGTTATAAAACAACCCCTAGAAAATGGAGAGGTAACTAATGGCTCAGAAAGCAATTGCACTTCCCTTTTCTATTGATCCTTATGGAAAGGTAAGTTCAACACAATCTCAATCTAAAATATGGTCTGATCGAGTTAAGTCTGTTTTAGGCACCTCTTTAAGAGAAAGAGTAATGCGACCAAATTTTGGAACTTTAATTCCTTATACTCTGTTTAATTCAGAAACTGAAGCAACTGCTCAAATTCAATCGGAGGTTGAAAAAGCCTTTGCTCAACAGTTAGACCTATTAACTCTTCAACAAACAATTGTAACAAGTGATATTTACACAAGTACTTTGACTGTTGAAGTTATTTATGGGTTACCAAACGATGAGGTTACTAGCACACTCATTGGCTTGGTCTTCTCTCAAGGTGCTAACCCAATCTACGAGGAGTTACTATGACCGTTGCGCCCGCATCGAATATCCCTATTTCAATTGATTA